TTATACTACTTGTGCGAAGGATGAGATTTCTAATTGTGTTTCTATAGATAAGGATGTGAGGAAATCGAAATATAACAAATGCAGAATATTTTATATTCAGCCCTTGACTAGCTATATATGTGCCGTTGTAGCTCATGGTCATCGCAAGATTGAACGCGGTAAATATATAAAGATAGGACAGAGATGGTGGAGAGGTGGTGCTCTACGATTTGCTCAGGAAAATGGATATGATGATCCAGAGATGTGTGTTGATGAAGGAGATTTAAAGGCTCAAGATCAACATTTAGTTTTGCCTATAATTGAGATGTTTAGTGCTGTCTCACTTAGCTACTATCAAAAAGATGTTGGTGATTATGATTTTTTGTTAGAAGTAGTTAGGGAGGCTACAGAACATTTAGGTGTTAAACAATTACATTTGATGGGAAAATTGTTTGTTTTGCTTGTTGGTAAAATTCCTTCCGGTGCATATGAGACTTCCAATTGTGATAGTTGGTATTTAGTGTTCTTGTTTTTTACTTTTATCGAGTGGATTTGTGTTATACGAATTGATAGAAGTGGTGCAATTAGGGAGGAAGATGCAAAGAATAGAATACATTTTCCTGTTTTTGGAGATGATCATGGCATTCATAAAAGGCATGCTATTGCTGATGTTGTCAATGAAGATAATTTTAATCACTTCATTAGTAAGTATTTCAATATTGAGATTAAAAAAGAATCAATTAGAAAGAATTTGAAATATTTATCGGTTCCTGACAACTTTGGTGGTTTGTCTTATACTGGTTTCTGTTTTTGTAAGAAATATAGTATTGTTAGGCCTGATTTTATGCCTGAGAAATGTGCCTCTGTTGTTCCTTATCGCAGATTTGAAGATGTTGCTCATAAGTTAGGTTATGGGTCACGAGATAGGTATACTAGTGCTGATTATATTATGTCTTTTATCAGTGCAGCCTATGATAGCTTTGGTACTAATATGAGATTGTATAATTATATTAGTGATCTCTATCATTTCGTCGTGTCTCATGAAAAATATGAGAATATGGATTCTGTGGTTCAAGAATATCTTAGTTCAGCTGATAGGCAATTTGATATTACTAAAGTTGTTCGTAAGATTGGTGTTAGTCAAGAAAAGCTGTTTTTAGGATTTCCTACTTTGGAAACTTTGTGGGAAATGCATATTGTTGATGAGAAGTATACTAACTTCACTCCTGAATTTAAGGCTTATAATTATACTATGAACAATGAATTTGATCCTGAAGAATATTATCTATAAATTTCATGGAAATTTCATATATGTAGCGGTGTCTCACTGTCATATGAAGTGATTGAAAAAAA